CGAAGACCCAGCGGCTCATCTATGGTCGCCAGAACCTGAAAGCTTGTTGCCCATCTGACGTATCCTCAGTTTCTCGAGGTTCATGTGAGCCAGCTCATTAAGACTGATACCAAGGTCCCGAGATAAAGCAGCGACGTACCAAAGCACATCCCCTAGCTCGTAGAGGATCTCAGCTCTCTGTCTTTCTGACAGGTACTCGTTACCATCGAACTTGATGCCGTCGTCGCGGATAAGCTTCTTAATCTTATCGGCAACCTCGCCAGCTTCACTGGCCAGACCAAGAGCTGGATAGATGATCTTCCATTTGTAAATCATCGTAGCAGCTGCATCAGCCTGATACTCATTTAAAGACAGAACTTGAGTGTATCTTTCTGATGGCATCTCGGCTCTCCTATCGCTTTTGATTAGTGACTTCGAGCGCCCTTTTTTGGCGCCAGAGTAAGACTTTTGCTTTTTGATAGTCTTTGACTTGGCAGCTGAGGATCCGACAGATCTCACTTCTCAGTTTGCCTTCTTTCAACAACCGCTCAACGTCTTCGACGATGTCTTCTACAAAGACTGGTAGCTTCACACCTTTGCCATAAACGCTAATTGTGCCATCCACTCGACGATTGATTTGCGGATAGACGAGCGTGAACTGAACACCAAACTTAGTGTGCTCATTAACGACAACTTGTCTTCCAGCTCTCTCGTTGCGCACTCTCAAATCTTTGATGGCTGAATGCATATTATTGAAAGTCGAATACTCAACTACTCGACCTTGAAGTGCGATTTTGTAAATCATCACTCCCCCCTGTTTTAAAATGGAACATCGATGTGGTTGACGAAGTCACTTGTCTCCGTCAGTCGACCTGTCTCGATGCTGTATTTGAGGACACCGGCAGGTCCGACCTCACCCGTGTGGCGGTTCTTGAGGACCACCAGGTTTCGAAGACCGGACGTTGGTTCGTCAGGGTCGACCTGGATGCCAATACATGTGTCCGCCAGCTGCGCTATCGCATGTGAACCCCTGAGCTGACTGAGGCTGACCTGAGCCCCACCTTCGTGACCTTTGTCGCCTTGCGGGCGTCTAAGGTGGGACACCAGGATCAAGCAGATGTTCAAAGCTTGAACCTCGACCCGGAGCCTCGTCATGATCTCGTCCACCAGGCGTCGCTCGTCGTTCACTCCGCCAGTAAGACCGGAGATCAGGATCGAGACGTGATCCAGGCAGATCACCTGGCAGCCGAGGGCTTTATTCATGTACCGAATGCGGTTGATGATGATGTCCAGATCTGTCGAACCAAAGTGATCAAACAGATAGAATTCACCGGCCTGTCTCATGTCATCGAAGGCTGACACGATGTCGTCCTCTGATGCTGCATCCTGGCTAACAGTGATGTTCTTATTCATGTGAAGGCCAACAAGGCCTTGAGCTGTGCGTTTGACACTCTCTTCGAGCATCATCATTCCGATTGGAAAACCGGATTGCTGGACGTGGTACATCAGCTCTCGAACGAAAGTCGATTTACCGACCCCCGAGCCAGCGGCAATGGTGACCAGTGACCCTAGCCTAAGACCTTTAGTAAGGTCGTTAAGTTTTGTGTAAGGGTAACTAATGGGAGAGACAGCGTCCCCCACACCAATGACCTCTCGGAGATCGGCTGCTGCCACGATACCGTCAGGTCGATAATCTCTAGCCTGATGGATCGCTTGGATAACAGTCTTTGCATCTCCAGCAAGGAGCGCCTCATTGGCGTCCTTGTGCTCTCCGAGATTTGCAATCTTACATAAGCCGATCGGTAGTGCCTCAGCACACTCGATGGCTGCTTCCTGACCTGGTTCGTCATTGTCGAACATGAGTACGACGGTTTCGAAACCAGTGACGTAATCGTAGTTACACAGAAGTGCACGTTTTGCGCCCTGTGCGCCGTTGGGCAGACTGACCGTGGGCCATTTATGGTTCTGAATTTGGCTGACCGACATCGCATCGATCTCACCTTCGCAGATAACCAGGATCTTACCTTTGGACCACAGATGTGATCCAAACAGTGACATGTTCTTCGCATCACCGACGATGGAGAACTTCTTGTCCTTAGTTCGAACCTTCTGAGCTACTGGCCTACCCTTCTTGTCTCGGTAGGTCGCAAGTTGCACCGTTTTGCCACCCACAGAAGCAACGGTGTATCCAAACTTTCGACAAGTCTCTTCAGTAATCTTACGAGCTCGAAGCGCCTGGAATGTGCCATCGATGAGGTTGGTGGCCAGAGGACGTTCTGGAGTGAACGTCGGCTTCTCGCCATCTCCACCAGTCCAGGTCCCGCAGCCAAAACAATAGACGTGACCATCGTCGTATAACGCACCGTTATCTCGAGACCCACAGTCGTCACACGGTACGTGCTGGACAAACTGACTTTCAGTTGTTTCCTGCATGTAGTTTCTCTCCCTGAAATGAAAAAGGCGCCGACCTAAGTCGACCCCCTTTGCTCTCCTTTATTAAGGAAGGTGTCTAAATGCGTTTTCTCTTTTATTTATTCGAGAGTTCGCATTTTGACGCCTCTTTGGCCTCTTCTAGCCAATCATCAGGTATTAGCTTTGCAGAGTACCTGAACCCATGCTTCTCACAGTACATCGCGTATGTAGTAGGAGATCCCTTGTACAAACGTGCGTTCTGGTTCGAGAAGACAAAGCGGATGTCGATGTCCGGGCACTGTTGTTTGACCAGGATGTGCTTGGCACGATCTTGAACAGTCCAGATGCCTTTAGTCTCGACATAAAAAAAGCCCCCTTGTTTGGGGAGCTTGAAGTCAGGCGTGTACTTCGCCCGGCGCGATGGAATGGTGTACTGGATCTTTTCTGTCTCATAGAGAAGTTCGATCCCAGCTCTAACGATTTGGTCACTGACCTGCTTCTCTAAGCCAGATCTAAAACCAAGTCGAAAAGCATACCTAGAAGTCTTCACTGTCGTCTTCTAAGTCACCACTCATGAAGTCGTTACCAGATGAACCGACCTCGAACCCATCGACACTGTCGAAGTCCCCGGCTCCGTCACCAAGACCACTTGATACAGGGTTGATAACCTGGATCGCAGCCAGGCGCAGGCTAATGCCTTTCTTCGCACCGTTGACGTAAGGATCAACCTGTCCAGAGGCTCGAAGCTCAGAACCACTAAACATGTTAGGGACCTGATCCAGTGGGATCGGGTTGCCCTTGGCGTCATAGTACTTTGGTTGATACCTAGACTGGATCTTGAATGCGTACTCACCAGTCTCTTCATCAATTTTAAAAGGTTCGTGGACTTTGTCCTTCGCACCAAAGTTCTCAGCCTTCGCCTGATCTAAAAGATTAGTCATGTGCTTTGCATCAGATGGGCTCAGACGAAGTTCGACTTTGTACTTACCCTCTGGGTCAAATGCCGTGTCAGGACGCCCTGGTTGGAGCCACGGGTACTGGGCAGTTCCAGCTGGGGTGACAAACTTGATCTTATTCATGTCGAATGTCTCCTTAATAGTTTCCGACGTGAAGCTCGCGTGTAGCTTCTAAGGGGGTCGGTTAGTTCAACTGAAACAATACTCACTCTCGAGAACAGATCTGACGTCGAGCGACCCTTTCTCTGGAACTGGTTTAAGATCCATATCCGGGTTTTCTAGTCTGTTACGACAGTCACGCTCGAACGCTGCAAGCACACAGTGATCCTCGTACATGTTCACTAGGGCGTGTCGAATGCAGTGATAGAAAGTCCAGGTGTCTGCAGCTGAGGTGCCGAATGCGTCATGGATGCAGAAGAAGTCGGTGATGCCGTTCTCGAGACCAAGGACGATCGACAACTGCATGTGAGCACTGTCCCAGGAATGAACGACGTTGGGTGCAATCCCAGCCCTGGATTTCCTGGTGTCCGTGCGCTGACCTACACCATGCAGACTGAACCTGGTCTCCTTAGGCATCTTAGCCTCACGGTCATACAGAAAGATCCTCACCCGTTTGACGTCAGGCTTGGTGTAGCTCTGGATCGCAGGAAAGAAGCTCGGTGTTCTCCACCGTACAGACTTACCTTCCCTTGCCAGGGCATCAGCATAGGACTGTAGGAATTCCATGCCCTGGGCGACCGACGAGATGACCTTCTGGACCGCCTGGTAGGTGAACTTGGCCAGGAACCTAGCGTAGTGCTCTTGCTGTCTGAGGTCACCAAACGGATGCTCAGTGATCTTGCCGTAGTTCACGTCCCTCTGCAGGGGCTGCATCAGGTCTTCAATGATCTGATCGCCAAATCCACGCTCGACGCTGGAGTAACCATAGGTCATGACATTACGTTTCACGGTTGACCTGGTTACCCCAAAGTCCAACCACATCTGAGCGTCATCAGTACCATCTTCAGTCAGGTCTTCGATGACCTGGTCTGCTACGTTCTGATAGACATCCTGGCATTTATCACTCGGCACCAGGTTAACCATGTGCCCGTCCTTCTCTGACCTCAGGGCCATGGCATAGTGCTGGACACCTGAGTTCGTACCATCAAGACTGATTGGTAGGTGGTACTGCTTGCTCTCATCGAAGTATGCGAAGATGGCTGCTAGAAACTGAAAAGGCTTGTCAGCCTTTGTCCAGAGATCTGTGGTTGTCTCAGGACTGTTGTAGATCTCCAGGAGCCAATCTTCGTTATCACTGACCCACTGGATGCGATCCTCCAGGCTTGCTTTGGAGATCTTGTCGAAGTCCCCCACGTTCGCCAGGTGGATAGACAACCATCCGAGATCTTCTTCACCAATCTCTTTACCGTTAGCAAACTCGAAGAGAGCTTTGATGTGATCATCACGGTGGTAAGAAAAGCTAGAGGTTGGATACATCCGACCACGGAAGTCGTAGGACCAACCAATGTAGAATTCGTCTACTTCTGCCATCTTCTTGGCGGTGCGAAGGTCATCATTCATGACAACCAGGTTAGCTACACTCTCCCGTCGCTTGATGTGCCAATCCTTTTGATCCCGCTTCATCTGACGCTGGGTCTTCTCAGGTAGCTCTTCGAAGTTCTCTGGGAGCTTTGGGAATATAGGAGGCTCAAGCTCTGGGAACTTGCCGAACCTTAGCTTCTCTTGAGCACAGAAGTCCAAGACCTCGAGAACCCGTTTATTGATCCTCAAAGGCGTGGCCTGGAGCGCATTCAAAGCTCTGACGTACAAAGGCTCCCCGTGCTTCTCGAAGTCTCTCTCGATCGCTCTCTTCTGCTCCGACGTACACTTACGGACCAGAGGCACCAGAGCTGACAGGGTTTGGTCTTGGTAGACACCAGTCTCAAAGCCCGTCCAGGGCTTAGGGGGTACTACCAAAGGTCCAAACATAGGCTCGGTCCATGACGCATCGAAAAGACGATGCTTTAGGAGTTCTTCAGCTGCTTCAGTCAGACCTAAAGTTCTGTGTGTCTTTAGGTTCTCCTCGACCGTTACCACCTCAAATAAATCTGAGACCTCGAGGATAGCTGACAGAATAGGAGACGCAGCTTTGACCTTGTCTTTGCGTCCCCATTTAGTGAACTGAAAGCCAGCCTTAGACGCTATGATCCTAGCTGCCTTCATTCTGTAGCGTTCACTGGAGTGATCCTTAGTCACCTGGTTCACCAGGCGCTTAAAGAGACTAGTGTCATACTCCTCGAGCTCATCAGCCCACACCTCGAGCTCGACCCTGGCTCCAATCATGGAAAGACACCCAGCCAAGGAGTTATGCTTCAGGACATTCTCGTAACATGAGTTGAGACCGATGTAGGCTAAGGTATCTGTGTCTAGACCAATGAGCATGTCGTACCACTCAGACTTACGGCCTCTACCACAGTCAAACCTTTGTTCATCTTCTCGAAGGTATTTAGCGATGGTGGAAGAAACTCTAGGAAGAGCTTCAGTTATGATCTTATGTGGGACTTGTCGTTGAGCTGGAGACAGTTTCTGTTGTCGTCTCTCGTATCTCTGATGACCACGTTGGATCATGTCTTGCTCGAGTGACGCCTGAAGGTCGTGAGCTTTCTCCATATGTATCTCCCCGGTTGTGTTCTAAGGGGGGCGGTTAGTACCTACCCTCAAAATCAAAAGAAAAGGGGTCCTTAGGACCCCATTAGTTTGGCTATTTCGACACGTGTTTCAGGTGTCTGGTGGACGTACTTGGCAGTCGTCTGCAGACTACGATGCCCAAGCTGTTGAGCTACAGTGATCGTTGGTAGCTTAAGTTGGTTAGCCATCTTGGTTGCTGCAGTGTGACGAAGGACGTGAAAGACGAATTCTTTGTCATTCTTGGCAATCCGATAGCGAGCCTCAGTCCAGGCATTGTAGAACCTCCGGTGGCTGTAGTGGGCGCCAGGCTCGAAGTTAAGTGCCTTCATAGCCTCGAAGGTCCTACCAGCACATACCACGTCCCTGTCATCACCATTCTTGGTGTCGGTGAGATGTACGATGCACATGTCATCTTGGATCTCGACCATCTCTGGTGTGATCGACAGGATCTCTCCGTGCCTCATGCCGGTGTTAACCGCGATGGTACACATGTGGCGCATCCACCAGTATGAGCCACCCTTGTAGTCCCTCAAGAAAGCATCGAGCTTCGATAGCTCATCCTCAGACATGTAGCGGACACGATTGGTTCGAACTTTAGCGAACTTGATCTTTGGAAGTCTGTCGATCTCCTCCAGGTCGAGCGCATGTTTCAGGATGGCGCTAATAGCAGCCTTGTAATGGTTCACCGTGTTTTCGGAGAGGCCTTGGTCCTTCAAGTGGATACTGAAGGCCTGGATGTCTCGAGCGTTGACATCGGTAATATCTTTGAAACCAACGCCCTCGAATTCCGCAAACCGATGCATCTTCGCGGTACTCTCTGCGAGGTGTTTTCCGCTCCAGATGTTACGGCCCTCGGTGTTAACAAAATCGATGAAGTTCATGAGTGGTCTCCCTGATCCGCTCAATACCCAAGCCCGTAGGCCAGGAGCATGAAGAAGTATATCGAAGCAAAGATGCCGATGGCGCCAAAGGCGTCACCGACCCAATCCAGAATGCGTCTGTTGCGCTTGGTTTTCTTAATGGAGATCATACTGTCTCTCCTTGAAGCATAGCTCTAGCTACGGCTTTCAAGGCGTCAGCTTGTTTCTGAGAGGTTGCTGCACGGATCATGCCTTCGACGGATCGTATGAAAGCAGGTGCGTTTCCAGCGTTAATGTGGCCCGAGGCAACCTTTAGTGCCTTTTGTTGGGCTTTGGTAATATTAGTCATCTTTCAGTCTCCTTTGGTCAGGGACTGACGTATGCTCCGATGACTTTAGTAGTGGTGCCCAGGGGCGGATTCGAACCACCGACACGCGGATTTTCAGTCCGCTGCTCTACCAACGTCTCGGACATATGTCGTCCGTGTCTCTAAAATAGTCAAAGGATCTATCTAACGCAACCCTCTTGTATATGGTGGTCGGTTAGTCTCTAAGAGCAAAAAACACCGATCCACTCTGACGTGAACCGATGTTTAAATGGGGCTGTTGATTACCTAATTTTATAGATGACGACAGCCAGCA